GTAGATATGAGTTTTTGGTATATGAAAAGCAATAAAGAAAAGATATTAAATGTACTGATTAACATTGCTCATGCAATAATCTTTATGTTTCCAGTTATAGCAATTAGCAGTTTAAGATTTTTGTATACGATAGCTTTCTGTATAGCAGTTATCATTATTATTTTTGAATCATTCTCAGTAAAATAGGAGACAAAATGAGATTCTTAACGGAACGTACAATACTGTCAATGATTGGCAGTATATCAACTAAAAATCAGTACATAGAAACTCTTGAGAAAGTTCTAAAGCTTAATCAAGATAAAACAGTGTATAGTTATATTGATGTCATAAACATAGTTGAAGATTATGGTATTGGTTGCAAGGGATCATGTAGAACATGTATCTGTTCAAACTTTGTTTGTGATTTATGTGTTCATTTACTATTCAATACATGTTCACTGAGTTATCCATGCATAGAAAACAAAACATACGATGCAGTTTTTGATTCAAGACTTGTAAAATCTGCATGCGAAGATACAATACGTGCAATATACAACAGAATATGCTATCTTGATAATTTACATAAAACATTCTTAGAGCATTGCTTGAATAATTATGGTGAGTTTAGACCAATAATCATTATTAATAATTCGATATATCAGATAGTTGACTCTACCCATGTAATAAATCTTGGATATCTGAAGATATCTGGGAGACATCATGCAATGCATATTAGAGAGTTTAGTGATGCAGATTATGTTGAGTTGTTGCCATTTATGTCAGATCATAAAAACTATGTAAGATCTGTAGTTGTTGATGACAATATACTTAATGTGTATAATGGAAAAGATGTTGTGAAGACAGTTAGATTGTGCAATATGGAGTATGTAAACAATCTTTATCAAGATATATTAAAATCAATGCAATATGAAACACTACTGGAGGCAAAAAATGATTGATGTGTTAACTATTGATAAAAGAGATATTGATAAAGCAGAATCAATAATGAGTGAACTGAAAAAAGAGTTTACTGTTGATTTTGATTTTGTTCATACATCTATTGATGATAAAATGATTGTTTTTGGTATGAGTAATTCATCTGAGATAGATTACTATTCTTGGGTTCTCCATAGGGGATTGTTTCATTCATCTTCAAACATGAGAATATTGGTAGACAGTTTTGATGGAGCTCAGAAATTCAAATCTGCACACGATAAGTGTATAAATAAGTATGGATACATTCTTGCAGATCCAGAACTATCAAAACATATAACAAATGATATAAAAATTGATGAAACAAAATTTCAGTTGCCACAGTATGTTGTTGATAAAAGTAAATATGGCATGACTAAACTGTTAGCAAATTTTTACAATAAAGAATATGTTATAGGATATACTGTTTCTCACTGGCATGTATCAAGATTAAAGAATGGATCATATCTTAATACAGAGTTTTTTTTCCATCCTGTTGATATTAAGAATGGTGACATTCATTGTGTTAATAAATGTACATCATTCATATCTGTAATGACTTATGTTGATAACCTAAAAAATAGTATTGAGAAAAACAACAAGGAGAAATAATGGAAAAGATTACAGCGTATTACTGCAAACATTGCAAAAAACTATTCCGTAGAAACAAACATTTCTGTTTCAAAGATGTTGCAAATAAGGCGTGTGCAACTTGTGATCACTATAATGGAACAGATACAATAGATGTATCTAATGGTTTGTTTAGTGTGAAAAATACTGTTAGTTTGTGTAATTACAATTATGAAGATCATATTATAGCTGAACATAATTATTCTGGAAAGTTCAATGTTCCGTTTAAGAAAATAAATGGCTTCAGAGGTTATATGTGTGATTGGTGGAAAAAGAGAAAGGATATTAAAGATGAGAAATAAGAGATGTCTATTCTACAGAGTTGTTTGGAGAAACGGATCAGTTGCATACTATGACAACAATAGATTTAAATCCATAAAGAAATGCACAATTCTAAATAAAAGCATATCTTGTTATTCAAAACATGTTTTAGCTTATACATTGTACAATGATGTAAAAATACCAGTGAGGCAAAAATGAAAAAAGAACCAAAAATGCAATTTAGCTGTGCAGATCTTGTAAAGCAATCTGCAACTCAAATACTGTATAATCATGAAAATGATGTACAAAAGAAAATAACCGATGGTATTTCTTTTGGAGAAAGTTATCAGAAAAAAATATCATCAATGATTCCTGATACATATTCTGAAATGGTAGGAGTTTACGTAAAAGATATGTTTGAAAAAAAACTATCTATGTTCTTTGCAAATGACATAGTTGGAAACGGATTTATTTTAGAAGTTAAATCTACAATGCCAGATATTCAAATTCCAGAATGGTATTTTCATCAATCAATACTACAATCTGCATTGTATCACGCACTAATTAAAACAAACATTAAAGATCTTGGAATATGTCCATTAGTTAGTGCATCATATACAAATGAAAATAATTCAGTTATGCTTAAAGAATCTCCACTTTATTTTCTGTTGTTTAACAAAGAGATCTATAGTATATTTTTTACAAACGAACATGTGATTGCAGAGTTTGTAAAGTTTTACAGAACTAAAGCATTGTATGTATCTGAAGGATGGGAATCTGCTAAACATTGGAACATTAACTACAATAGAAAAGAATGGGAAATTTTCAAAGATTATATTGTTGTTGATAAAGTTCCAGACGATCAGTATTCAATTTTTGGAACTACAAAAAGGGATCTATTTTGTGAATAATGTAAGAATGTTGCGTGTTAAACAATATAGATGCAATACATGTGGATCAATACTGGAACATATTTTTAGAAATCACAAATCTATGTTTAGACACAAATCAGGTCAAAAATGTCAATACTCTGACTGTATATTGTTTTACATAAACTTTAGAAGGAATCGTGCAATATCTGGAGTTTTTCCAGTATTTTACAAAAGAAAACTTCAAAGAAGGAGAACCAATGGATAATAACAATGAAAAAAGAAAACTGAAACAATGTCCATTCTGTGGAGTTACAAATAATGGTCAGAATATGATTGTGGAGATATATGATGAAGAGTTGTATAAATACACATATTGCTTTAACTGTAAATCATCATCATATAACTGGAATGTCAGACATATCGAAACACTGCTTAATGCAGAGATTGAACAACTCAAAAAGGATAATCAATTATTGGTAAAACAAATTAACAAAATTAAAAAAGGAGATTTATTATGAAAATAGGCAAAAGTGTTAAAAACTTGATTTTAGTTACACTAATGTCATGTCTTTTACTATCATCTGCTATTGGATATAATTTGTTTGCAATTATTATGTTCTACATGTTGTATGCCTATCATATTTGTACATATACAGAGATAAAATCTGTTGCATGGAAAAGCATAGACGTAATGAAAGAAGATACATTTTATATGATTAGGTACAGAAAAACATCTAAATGTAGATATACATATCGTATTGGACATCTGAGTACGCATTACTCTAATATGATTTGTATTTTAGAAGACTCTCTTGAAACATCATATAACATAAGAATAGATCTGTTTGAAATACAAGTATGCAGATTGCATGATCTTTCTTACATTATCTCATAACAATATAAAGAAATTATTACAAATATGGAGAGAGGAGTAAAACAATGAAAAGTCAAGACAAATGTCCAATCTGTGGCGAGGTAATTACTGCTGAGGTTGAAGATTCTGGTTTTGAAAGATATGATATGGATCAACTACATGAGGCTATATGTTATGCAGTAGGCTATCATATAATTACTACACACATAGACAAAAACGACAATATCTGTATGGATATAATAAAAGAAAAGGAGATGACATGAAAATCATCAACTCAAGCAACATTCCAGAGCCTGTTTTCAGAGCTTTGTGTGCAAACTGGTACAGTGGAGAAAAAGAGGAAAGAGATTTCAGTATAACTGAGATACTTAATCCAACAAGGCTTAACATCTTGAAAAAGAGATACTACGATCAGATTGAAGTTGATGCAATGTCTAGATTTTGGGCTATGCTCGGATCTAGTATGCACAACATTCTTGAAGTCGGTATCAAAAAGTATGAAGATTTTATGAGATCAGAAGGTAAATTCGAGAAAGATCTTGGATTAAAGTTTGTTGCAGAGAAAAGATTTGCAAGCATATTCAATAATGATATTCTTGTATCTGGAGGATGTGATATCTATGATCCAAACACTCAAACTATCTATGATTACAAGTATCAAACAGTATTCAATTGGGTAAACATATCTGATAAAATTGAAGATCTGACATTTCAGTTAAATGGATACAGAATCCTTTTCCAGAGAAACGGATATAGGGTAAAAAATATGTCTGTTATATTCATTTTCAGAGACTTCAGACCATACGAAATAAACAGATACAAGGACTATCCAACTGAAAAGATCAAAGAATTAAGTATCAGAGATATGCCAGATGAAGAGTTCTTTGAAATACTTGAGAAAAAGTATCATGAGAAAATCATGTACGAATCTTTACCAGATAGTGAATTGCCATTATGTACAAAGAAAGAAATGTGGCAAGGAGATGATCAGTACAAGGTTTATTCTTCATCTGGAAAATGTGTAAAAATATATGACAATCTTGATGATGCAAATAATCATGCAGATAAGGATGGATATTATGTAAAGAAATTTATTCAAGAACCTAAGAGATGTGGTCAATACTGTGATGCATCATCAGTTTGTGATCAATGGAAAAAAATAAAGGAAGAACTTGATGAGCAAGATCGGATATGACTATATCAAGATATCGAAAGTGCTATCATCTAGAAATTATGATGGAGAGTGGGACTTTATGTTCCATTCTCCAAACAGTATGATTAACGCATATTTCGCATCAAGCAAAGAAATATCCAAAAGAGAAGCTTGTGAAATAGTTATCAAACACATGAAAATAACTGTCGCAATTATGATATATCTAAAAGAAAATACATACGCTAAAGCAATAGACATATCAGAGCTAGAAAGATTATCGGATAAAATTCAAAATACTATGTTTGAATATGCAGTATCTTTAGTTATGCAACATATAACAATAAATGAAAAAGGAATAGTGTCACATGAAAACAACTGTTAGAATACAACACACAAACTATGTTAAAGTTCCATTGATTAGTCTTGGAACTATATTAAGTATAAACATGGAATCACAAGATCAATGCGGTACAATCACAATAAAGAAGTTTACTGGTGAGATAATTGGAATAAAGACAATTCAGCCAGATAATAACATTATTTATGTAATATCTATTGGTTCAAGCAGATCAAGGCTTAACACAATTTCGATAAACGAAGATGGTCTTATCATTGAATCTGATGAAACCGATGAACAACAAACAGAAAACGAAAATGAATTAGGTACATTTTAGGGAGACACCATGAAAAAAGATAAAATATCACTAGACACATTGAAAAAATTTCCAGCAGAAATAGTTGGATCATTTGGAACAGTAGCAATAATTGAAAAAGGTCAAGCTGTATCGAAACAGATCTTTATTCAAAGTCAAGAAAGAGCGTTTTACATTGAAACATACACCAGGTCTCGTTTTTTCAGAGGAACTGTAGTAGATGTAAGAAGGGTATATGTTAAACCATCTCATGTTTTCAAAGAATCTTTTGATCAATTAACTATGGAAAAATTCAGAAATAGAAAAACATCATCTGATAAATTGTTCATTGCATTAAATGTAAGAAGGAAAATTAGAAGTGGAAAATGATTCTTGCGTAATAGTAAACGATGGTCAGTGTGTAAGAATAAATGATGTTGTTCTAAGGATAGTATCAATAAATACAAATCCAAAGAATGGATATGTGGTTATTCTTGCTAAACCAGAAAATAAGAAGTACAGTTCTGAAGTATTAAGAGATGTAATCACTGAAACAAGATACGATAGCATAAAAAATCAAGTTTTCACTGATAAAATCGAAAAAGCCATACTAAGCTTTATTGACACAAGAAAAAAACAATTTCCAAACTTTACAGTTGTCAAGAATGCAAAAGTAGAAGATGGCATTACACAAATCAGTAAGTTATTGAAAAAGGGATTTGATGAAGATGTGATAATTGCATGTATCAGAATTGCAGAAGATCATGATTTCTGGAAAAGAAATCTCATGACGTTATCACAGCTAAACAAAAAGTGTAAAGATGATTTAACAAAGTTTGAACATCTTCTTATGATATATGAAGATGAAAAACCAAATTCAAATACTGGTAAGAGACGAAATAACAATCCTGGATTTCAGTACGAGGACTTATGAAACATAACAGGACTTCGGAAGAGAAGATACTGTCAATAATGATAAATAACTCAGATAAAGCATCTGCAGGAATAGCAATACTGAATCAAAAATGTTTTACAACAATAGACAACAGAAATATATTTTCTGCCATATACAAAGTTGAAAACAATAATGATCAGGTAGATGTGATAAGTGTTGTTCATGCATTAAAATCTATGTCTTTGTATGACAATCACATAAAAGCAAAAATTGAAAACTTGTCTGACTTAGACATAAACGCATCATTATTCTCATCGCTTGCAAAAGAAATCATTGACGTTTGGAAAGTAAACGAAACAACAAAGATGATAGACAAAATAAATGATGCTATTCAGGGTGAAACATCTTATGCAAACATAAGATCTATAATGAATCAGTATTCGCATCTTGATATGACTTCATCTGAAGATATGCCTGAAAACATACTGTCTATTATTGAGAAAAGTATCAAGCAACATGAAGATATTATCAGTGGAAAGTTAGATAATGTTGAAGGTTTAAAGTTTGGATTTAAGAAACTGGACAGTGTAATATCTCTTAGACCTGGCAATACATATTGTATAGCTGCAAGACCAGCAATGGGCAAAACAAGTTTTGCATTAAACATAATTGATAACCTGATAAAAAAGGGATTAAGGATTTATTTCATATCAACTGAAATGCAAAAAGAAGAGATAATGGAGAAATTCATTACTATGAAACAAGGAATAAGTAATGAAGATTTCAGAAAGTTATCACCTGAAAGAAAGCTGGCAAGATATAAAGAGATTTATGCATACATAGCGTCTCACAAATCTGAGCTTATTATTGATTGCAGTGTATATCAACTTCATGATTCTGTTTACAGAGCAAGATCATTACACAAAGAAAAAGAGCTTGGTATAATGGTTGTTGACTACATACAACAGATGGAAATTGAAAACAACACTAACAGAGTTCAAGTTGTATCTGAAATATCAAGAAAGTATAAACAGCTTTCAATGGAGCTAAAAATACCTTCTATATTTCTATCACAATTAAGTAGAAAATGTGAAGATAGATCTAACAAAAGACCAATTCTTTCTGACCTTAGAGAGAGTGGTGCATTGGAACAAGATGCATCAGCAGTTATCTTTTTGTATAGACCTGCTTACTATGGGGAAACAGAAGATCAAAATGGAAACGATATCTCTGATTTAACAGAGATTATTATAGCAAAAAACAGATATGGCAATATTGGAATAATTAAAGCCAAATTTGACACTGAAACAACTACTTTTAGCGAGGTAAGAAAAAATGGATAATAGTATATACTATCTCCCATACAGTAATAACATAGAGAAGCACAATGCAGTCGATAAACTAACAGAAATGTCAACACAAATTGTTGAAAAATGTGAAAGTTTTGTCGAAACAGTTGTAATTAACGATAAACATTATCTTGGTAAATCAAGAATACTTCTTATTGTATTCAAAGAAAGATATGGATATGCTGATTACATGAAAAAGAATCCAGAAGATAGGGCAAGAGTTTTGCATCATGGATATAAGCTGATAAACAATACTGGAGAAAAATCAAATGGTAATCGGCGTAGATCCAGGTAGTTATGGCGGTATTTGTGTAATAGACGATAATAACAAGATTGTCTATGCAAACAAACTGAGTAATGATCATGACGATATTATTGAAAAAATAAAAGTTGTATCTAGTATGTCAAAAACACTTTTCCTTGAATCTCCAATAAGTGTAAACACAAATAAAACAATATGCAATAAATTGTTTTTTCTGAATGGTTTTATTACTGGAGTGTCGGTAAGTTTTGGAATAGATGTAACTCATTGTCATCCATCTCATTGGAAAAAATACATGAAATTATCGGCAAACAAAGATCTTAGTATTAAAAAAGCCATAGAAATTTTTGGTAATTTCAAAGAGATGGCATATTCAATTGGATCAACAAAAGATGGTATTGCTGAAGCTGCGTTAATAGCTTATTATGGTAAAAACATAAACACTTTTTATCCAGATTCAAATAAGCTAATAAAACCAAAAAAACAAGGCAAAGCAAGGAACTATCAAACAACTATACAATTTTGAGGTTAATAATATGGTATTGTACACTTGTAGCCTACAATCAACTCAACTGTTTAATGATATCTATGCATTCGTTGATAAAATCATTAAACCAAATGGTATAAGATTTATACTAGATATGAGAATAAACTCTGAAAAACACATTGATTTCAGAACTGGATCATCAAGCGAGATATTAAAAAATAATAACTGCAAATATCTATATTTTGGAAACAATCCAGTCAAATACAATGAAAAGATGCAGGTCATTAAAGGTGGAAAGGTTATAGAGACAATGGAAGAACACGAAATACTTGAAAACAATGATTGCGTATCTGCTGTTAAATCTATAGCAATATCGTGTAAGAAATTCGATAAGTGTTTATTACTTGGTAGTAAGCCAAATAAGTTTAAAGATAATAGATCTTTGGTAGCATATTTGGCAAAAGACTTTGTAAAAAAAGAGTATGGAGAAACACTTTATATTATGCATATAGGTGAAAGGTAATGAAAAAGAAAACATTGAGATGTTGTCATTGTAATAAGTTTATTACAGATGAATCTAAACATGTGTATGAGTTTAATACATTTAGCAACATATCTGTCAAAACATTTATTCATAAAAGATGTTGGGATGATCTATCACCTAATATGCAGATTGAAATGATATCTGGAATGGCTAACAGGGGAAACATTCCAATTGATCCATTGTACTTTAGTGTACTGGATATGTATAGAAAGGAATCAAGAATCACAAGAGACCTAAAAATCAAACTTGAAGATCTTGAATTAGAATTACATAACTATCAAAAACTAACTGGATGGAATAAGTATCCAAAAATACTACCTCCAGAATGTGATTTATATTGGGTGACTCTTGAGAACAGAGATGTTGTAAAATGTGAATATACAGAAAATGGATTCGCATCTAACACTAAAGTATTGGCATGGTGCTACATTTTGATACCATCATATTACAATGATCTTTGTTATGAAAAACTAAAATTGTTATAGGAGAAACAATGGAAATAAAAGGATTGCTTACCATTGCATCAAAAAACGCAACAGAAAAAGGATTTCATAATTACAATATCGACTATGAAATGCTTGACAAGATAAAATGTCTATTATTGATACATTCAGAAATATCTGAAGCAGTTGAAGCACTTAGAGAAGGAAATCAAGAGATGTTTTATGAAGAGCTTGCAGATGTATTCATAAGACTTGCAGATCTTTGTGGCACATACAATATTGATATAGAGTATGAGATCAAAAGAAAAATGGAAATCAATAAAAATAGACCACATCTTCACAACAAGAGGTTTTAGCATGGAATCATTAAAAAACAACAACATATCGGTATCATCTAAGTTTAGAGACTATGGAGACATATCTATAGTATCTGGATCAATATCAAGATCAATCAAATGCGAAGATTCAGAAATGTTAGAAAAGATGATTGATAAGTGTCTATCGTATGACGATCTTCTTTTGTTAAGAACAATGGTTTATACGTTTGGAAGTTCGGAAAACATAGTGTACATGAATAAAAAAATAGCAAACCATGACAGATGTTCTCATTGTGGACACAAATTGAATGTTGAGTTCTTAAATGTGTATGAAACATTTAATGAAAAGGTTGTAGATATTTTAAACATAATAAATGAGGTAATGGATGCAAACTATAAACTCGAATGTCCAACATATCTCTAGTAGCAATATGATAAATAAATTACATCATGGAGATGCGTTGCAAATACTCAAGACATTTCCAGATGAATCAATAGATTGTTGCGTAACATCACCTCCATACTGGAATCTAAGAGACTATGAATCTGATGGTCAACTCGGACTTGAAGGAACATTTACAGAATATGTCAACAAGCTATGTGATATCTTCGATGAGGTTAAAAGAGTTCTCAAAAAAACTGGAACTATTTGGGTAAACATTGGAGATACATATTATGGAAGTACTAAAGTAAAAACCGATAAATCAACTGCTGTTGACGAAAAAGGAAACAAACTTGTTCTAAGCAAAAAGTCATTGTGTCTTGTTCCAGACAGATTCGCAATAGAAATGTTAAACAGGGGATGGATTCTCAGAAACAGAATAATTTGGTACAAACCAGCAATTCTTCCAAGAGCACTTACAGACAGATTCCAAATTGATTTTGAAGATGTTTTCTTTTTCACAAAAGAAGATAATTATCTGTTTGAGCAACAATATGAGAAATTTCTAACTTATACGGTTGATCCAAATGCAACTACAGATGGAACAAAGTATTCTGAAGAAACAATAACTGTAAGCAGTAAGTCAATGTCAAAGTTTGCAGAAAAAAGAGCAAATGGAGAAGTTGAAGGGAGAATAAAAAGATGTGTATGGAAAATAAACACATCTAATAGTAAATCGTATCACGTAGCACCATATCCAGAAGATTTAATTATACCAATGGTAAAAGCTGGATGTCCAGAAAATGGAGTTGTGTTAGATATATTTATGGGTACTGGAACTACTGCAGTTGTTGCATTAAAGCAAGGAAAAAACTTTGTTGGAATTGATATTGATAATCGAGCAATATCTGAAGCACAAAAGAGAATAGATGCGTTTTTAGATCAAAGAACTATATTTGATCTAATATAAAAAATTAAATAAAATATACAAAGAAAAAACTTGACAGATTTTTGGACTTGTATTTTATTGACACATAACACTTTACGTTAATGGAGATATTATGGTTAATGAAATTATGAGTTCAGAATCTGTCATTGTTGGATCGTTTGCGTCTATAACTGCAATTATTAATTTAGCTATTGCATATATCGTAAACCATAAACCAAATAAGAAGATTAAAAACCTAGATGAAACACTAAGAAGCTATATTGTTAGTAATGATAGTGATCACAAAAAGATCATGGATAATCTAACATCTCACTCAAACACAATATCAAAATATCTAGATGATAGAAATATAAGACATAAGATATCAAAGGTATATTCTAATGCAATAGAAATAGTAGACGATTATGATATTGCTTTTTGTATATCTAGGTTTTGTGATATTATGTCCGATTTTTCTGAGTGCATGTTGTTAACTGGCATAAACAATGTAAAGCAAGACTTTTTACACTCAAGATCAAAAATATTGAAAAATGCTATATGTAAAGAAATATCTCAATATACAAAAGATTATAGTTATGACAATAAACAATTGTTAATATCATTGTTTGATAAATACATAGGATCTATACTGGAAATAATTACAGATGACATGAACTCAAAAACAGATAGATTTTTTGTTAAAACAGAAGATTTTGTACAAACAATAGTTAAAGATGGTATTAAAATATACATAAAGGAGAAAACAAATGAAAACAAAAATAAATAAAGAATCATTTGTAAGTAGAAAGTTTATCATGATGATAGTTATATTTATTGTGTCATGCATATTTCTATGGTTTGAAAAAATTGGAGAAAAAAGTGCAATAATTGTTTGGCTTACAACTGGTTTTTCTTATGGAATGTGGAACATATTAGAAAAACTAATATCAAACATATCTATAAGAAATATATTGTCATTAGATAATACCTCAAACGTAGATGCAATCAAATATGTTATTAACAAGGTAACTGACGATGAATATAAATAAAATACTTCTAGTTATATCCCTTATTGCAGTATTTTTTTCTGGTTTTTTTGTAAGGTCTTTTTTTTATAGAAATAAAGACTCAGTTAATAAAGTCGAAATTGCCGATTCAGTTCATATAAGCATCCCAAAGATTATGGCAGAAATTCAGAGCAAAAAAATTGACATTCAGAAATTCAAAATTGATTTTCCAAGTTCCGATAGCTCGTCAATTTTTTTCCCACCATTTGTTGATGGGTCAGCTACGTACGAAATCGCAATAGCTGATACCGTATTCGCTTTTCTGGATGGAAATCGACATCATATACGTATTGAGTATGATGAGCTTTACAACACGTTCAAAATTGATTCCATATACCACGTAAAAACGAGCGTTTTTTTTGAGCCAATACCAGATGCCAAGAAAAAATCAAAATTGAAAATTGAGCCATATTTGGGGCTTTATATGGCATTTGGAGAAAATGATAATGTGAAAAGCACTGATATAGGAGCTTTTATCGGTATAAAGGTTAAATCTTTTGGAATTGGATTTATAGCTACAAATAACAATACAGTTGGCGGTATTGTTTCAGTTTATTTCTAGGGAGTATCAATACCACCAAACTGTATTTTGTTAGTGAGTACGCTATTCTCACATTTTTTTATTTTATTCTATCTCTCACAAAGTTTTTAACATTAAAGTTTGGACATGTTTTACCTTTCTGTACATCACAATGACCAAGAATATTCTCTCTTTTTATGTTAAAGGTTTTCATTAAATTTTTTAATACATTTTCAAGAGAGTTAATCTGTTTTAACGTAAATCTTGTTTTTCCTATTAAGCATATAGATATTGAATTTCCATTATATCCAACTGCATGAGCACCTATTTCATTTCCAACTAGGTACCCATCACCATCAAAATCTCTACCATACTCAATAGATCCATCCATAGATTCTATGTATAGTTTCTTTTGTACATTTTTGATATCTGGCTTAAGCAATCCATTTAATATAACCAATTGATAACCAATATCTCTCCATCCGTTTGCAAGATGCCACTTTCTTATTTCAGATGCAGTTCCCCAATCCGAATCAGAACAATGTACGATTATGTATTCAATTTTAGGCATTTTGTTCTCCATAAATAATGTTGTTAAACTTTAATTCTCCGTTAATATCTTCGATGATTGTATAATCAAACAATCTTCTATCGTTATGAAAAACGCTATTTTTAGCATAATTTACTATCTCCATGATTGCATATTCTGTTTTCAGATATTGACATATTGCATCAGATACAGACTTTGCAACTGTCCTATATTTTAAATGCATTAGGTTTACTCCATAACTTGTTTTGCAATCAACTGTTTCATACGATCCTTTTCCTTTTTTCATTATTCCAATTAGAATCGGATATGATTGAGATAAATACGTATCCATTCCACTTGATAGCTTAAGATAGTTTTTATATCTACCTGGCAACATTATTGTTTTGTATTTGGATGTATCGTCTATCAATAAGCCATCATCTGTAGCTTTTGTAGTTCCAATGTATTCACGATAAACATTTATGTCTCCTATCTTCATTATTATGCAGAAAATATCGTTGTGTACACCTTTTCTTTTACACTCCCTTCTTATTCCAATTATGTTTGGATAGTAGTCAGTGCTATTTAATTCAACACCAGATTTTTCTATCTGATATTTACTATAAATGTTTCTTATCATCTTTGACATTACTTATCATCCTTCGGAAGATCTTTACCGAGAACAGGTCTCTGATTCTTGACAAAAAATTCTTCAACATCTTTTGACATAAATACATCATATATTTTATCGCCTGTATTTGTTATGGAATTTCTTATTGCTTTTCTAAATAAGCATACACTATTACATAATCCACAAAGTACACAATTATGACATATTATCGGACACCTAGGATAGTCAACAGATTTTCCGTTACTAATTGAAAGTATGTTTGAGAAATCGCTATTTTCCTGTTTACATAATCCAAAACTACTTGCCATAAATTGACATGGATATTCTTTGTTCATAATTATTGAATAACTTGGCATAACATCTGTTTCAAATGAAAAATTACATGCATTTGATTCTACAATAAGTAATCCAACATCTGACAGCTCCGATTCACCGTATGTTATGTTTTTAACATGGCTTACTCCAATTAAATGAGAAAAGTTTTTATCATAAATATATTCAAACATTTCTTTCATTCCTGCAACATACTCTGCTCCACTTACAAATGGAACTGAGTTTGTTTGCATTACATACGTTATTTCAGTTTTTTTCTCATATATTTCAAAAGACCTATTGTCGTCAGAAAACTTACTTGGATCTACAATTAAAAGTATATCTAAAAGACACCTTTCTCTCTTACACAATCTTTCATCTACATATAAATATGCATTATCTTTAGGTCTGTATTGCTTTGATCCACCCATCTTATCTCCAGATATATTTATTTTCTAAGTATCATTCCACTATTTGTATCAGAATAGAACATCTCAGATATGTAACTAGCTACTGCATCCATTTCATTTTGACTTAACAATCCAGATTGCTTTGACAAAAGTTTTGTTTCAATTCTTTTATCTGATTTTGCCCACCATCCAGATACTGTAAATGGGTTAATAAATCTATAACTACATGCAATTACGTAATCACCAGCTGGCAATACTGGCTTGTTTATTATTAACGATCTTGTAGATGATCTTTGAATTACTGGACTTGGCAAATCACTTAAAACGCCATTGTCTATAGTTGGAACTGCAAATCCATTAGGTATAAAACCATACAAGAACTCAAAATCTCCAGTTATGCTTGCACTCTCACTAGGTATTATTGTTAATGTAACTGTACCACCATTATCTGTAATAATTGGCACAGAGCTGTTTGATGGATTGATGTTTGCAAGGTTTGGATATATTGTATCTATACTATTTTGACCACTTGCTATTTGTGCAACAGTTCCAATCTTAACAGATGATATACCTGCACTATTCATAAGGAAATATCCAAAATGAATATACTTACCAGCTGCGTATTTATCACTAACTTTTGGCAACATTATGAATGGACTCTTTGAAATTCCTTGAACTACGTAATTGTCGGTTATTTCACTTACGGAAACAACTCCTCTAGAGCTACACGTAACTGTAGATGCACCAGATGTATCTTTAAGATAGTAATAGAATATGTATGATGCATCTAATGGGATTGTATTTGGTGATGCTATTGAAAGTTTGACAAACAAGTTTAATGATACAGATAGCGATATATCTGGCATTGTACTTGGAAATCCAGACGTTGAAATCAGATTTGATACTTGTTGAAATGCAACTGCATCTCCAGATTGAGTTCCGCCACCTAAATTTACAATCTTTCTTGCATTCATGTCAAGATTAAGATTATTTGTGATCTTTGGATTACCAGATGAATCAGTAAAAAACATTTGACCATTTGATATAAACATTCTATTAGCTGTGTTCGACATTGTTCCATCTACAGATAACGAAAAATATCTAGACTGGGTAACTACAAATTGCCAAACAGATGTTTCAGGTACATTAGTTCCAGTTATTTCAACTCCACCAGAAACCAAGTTTCCATTGCTGTCAACTTCTTTCAATACTGCATTTGATGCACTTTGAATTGTGATATAAATCTTATTCATTTGTTCTCCTTTATGTTATATGCTGTACTATTTCTGCAATTGTTAGATTGTTTTGATTGTTGCTAAACAATCTTGGGATATACAATACATCAGATCCCTTAAAGTTAATTTGAAGCTTTTGACCAGCATTAAGAAATGCTTTAAAGTATTCTGGTAAAATTTCTCCATCAACTAAACACCTAAAAGAAAACTGTATATCATTACTTGAATAGTATGGAAACAATCTTAATATAAGTGTTCTTGGGTTTTGTTTTACATAGTTTATCATACTTATTAGACTATCATATTTCACATAATCATCGCTAAATATGTTTATGAACTCTATTGATGTATTGAACTTAAAGCCTCCACCAGTATCAACAGATTCATTGTTCCAGTTGTCGAAAATTTCTCCAACTGGAACGATTTTAATAACTGGACAAGTATTAGTATGAATAACTAATGGCATAACAACATTACCAGTTGATATACTTTCAACTTGAATAGCACTGTTGCCTTGATTTCCAAATAGTTGCTTAAATGGCATATCCGCTTACTCCTGTTTCTAAATCTTCATTGCTTACACTTACTATGATAATATCAATATTATCTGGAAATTCCATATATCCATTTGACGATATTGAGTTCATGTTAGTAAACCTAATTATATCACCAACAGATATCTTTTCATTTAATACATTTGATATTGATATATCATATTTATTATTTATACCTTCTGGAACTATATCTATCATAGATAGTATTGATTTTTTAATTCCAGATTGTTTCCAATTAACAACATCCTCTATTGATTTCATGTCTGGTTTTTCATAATATTCTTTAGTGCTTTTGATAGACGTAATATATCTTCCATTTATACTTTTTGAAATACCATTTTGAATTATCAATCTTCTCCATATCAGTAAACTTCCATCAGAATATATCGTACTAACATGAGACAATAAAAGTATTTTTATTGCATCTGTCGTTGTCACATCTGAGACAAATCCCATGTTTGCAATGTTGACTATGTTTAATATGTTTTGTGGCAAAGTGTCTCCATTAACGTAATTAAATATAGCTGACAGTGTTGTGGTTCTTTGATATATGTGATTATGCGGCAGATTGTGTCCCCACTCATCTTCATACAATATACAATTATGACTATCGTATGAATTAAACAATGCATTAAGTTCACTAGATGGCATTTCATACTCTGTTCTTAATGTTTGCCAATATACCAATCCAACTCCACCAACCTCCAACATAAACTCAGTTTTGATAACATAGTAATCCCAATGTAAATACAATTCAAGAAACGTTAATATTATGCTATTACCAATAATCTTTCTATACCAGTATCTTTGATCTTCAAAGTAGGGTATCATGCTGTTTCCAGCTGGTCTGAATATGTAGATACCATCTCTTGGTTCATCAATAAACTGAATAGCTGGATAACCATTCCCATTGTTTATCACTACAGAATAAACAGTAGGAAGTGACTCTATAGAATGATCTCCTTGAGGATAGTAAACACCTCTTTCATGTTTTAACTGTATAGATAGATCAACATCTTCAAACACAAGCATTGGTATATAAAAATATGAAGATATTTGTGGATACATATTACTTATTAGTAAGTGTGGAATATCATAAATGTCTTTCAACATCAAACCACTATTGGCAACTTCTTGAAAATAAGATTGATGATCTCCAATCTTGTTCATGCATGATATAAGTATTCCAGTTATGTCTATAAACGATAAACTTATGTCTTTTGTTTTTCCATCAAAGGAAAATGAAGATATCTCTAAAACTCCAGTAAATATAAGCAAATTGTTATTGTAAATGTTTGCAATTGCATTATAGAGAAATGGCTGTTCTATCACATATTCATTCTCAACTGCAACATAAGGTTCTTCATACCAGTACCTAGCTGGAATAAAAACGTGTTTCATTTCAACATTATCTGGATTATATTTACATGGAAATATGTATTTTCCTTGATGATACATACTGTGAGTATTTACTGTTCTTTGAACAAATGGATTTATGAATTTTATCCATCTATTTATTTGATTTCCATTATGATCCATATCATATTCTGTTTGACCAAGAGAGTTTACATCAATAAGATCTGTCATCTCATTTAATTGAACAAGATTGTTATCAAATAAACCGATACAATGATTCAATGTAACTGAACACTTTCTTTCGTTTATCATAAGATTATCTCTGTCTATCATCTGAGATGGATCTATTGATATGTTTTTTACATAACTAGTTACGTCAGCCACAAACAAACTGTCGATAGATCCACTTGTATTGTCTGGATTGACAAACGTTATTATCATTCTATTTTTATTCATTAGAAACCTCTCATCATCCTTTGACCTCTAACTGTTTTTTTGAATAGTTTTACATCAGACAAAACTTCTCCAGTAAACGTAGCTTGAATGTCAATATCTCCAACTTTTTTTATCAGTGCGTCAAGTTTTTTAGGCAGAATATCATTATGTGGATTAAAGCTTTGTTTTGTTTCAAGCATTCTTTGTACAGTATAAAGTATTGCTTCATTACCAGCAACTGCTTTTTTACTAAACATAAACTCTCCACCTTCTGCTTCTATGTTTACACCTTTATTATGATGAGATGCACCATATATTTTTCCACCTTTTCCAAACTTTTGTTTAGATGCAAGAGCTATCTGACCAGCTCCCATACCACCAATAAAAGCAGCTGGAATTAAACCTAATGGAAAACCAAAATCTTTCATTGCCCTCATAATGGCAGAACCTGTATTGAAAATAATTTCAGCAATAGACATTGATCGTTTTGCTTCAGTTAACGCTCTTTCTTTTCTAATTCTTCTTTTATCAAGTTTTTCTTTTTCCTTTTCTAACCAAAGAGATGATCTGTACTCATATTTTGCCCTATTGTCAACTCTTTTTACTTGGTTATCATACCACTCTTTTATCTTATCCATTTGCCAAGAATAGAACATAGTCCACATTTCTTTCATTGCATCAATTGATGTTTTTAGTGTTTTCTTTCTATCTTCCATGATTTCATTTTCGAGATTTATTATTTCTTGTTCGTTGGCATGCAAATCTTCATCACTCATATACCCATAGTTAGCTTTGTTTGCATACGCATCATCAAGTTTCTGTTGCTTAACATTTTTTTCATACTGCTCTCTATTTATATCAATAAATAATGCATCAACTATTCCGCTAAATGACACATTGCCACTAAAAAGATCTCTATAAGATGATTCATTATTATGTAGAATATCTTGCATTTCAAACAATCTTCTTTCGTTTTCTTTTTTAATTGCAGACATTTTTTCGTCAAATTTCTTGATATAATCATCAGCTAAAGATTTTGCATCACTTGGTAAAAATGGAGTTAATAAGAATTTATCTATAACAGACCTACTTGCTTTACCTAAAACAAGACTATATCCAGTTTCATAATTCATAAAATTTTCAAAAATCCACTGTTCGACAATGTTTTTCTTGCCTGTTTTGTTTCCTTCATGTTCTTTTATCATCTTTTCTAATGTTGTTATTACGTTTCCTTTAGATGATAATATACTTTCAAAATCAGCAAGAAATTTTCCAGATCCAAGTGATTGTAGTTTATATTTTTTACTACCAGATTGATAAACAATATCGTTCCCATCTATAAACAGTTTTGTTCTTTCTACCCACCTAAATTCATTAGCATTGAATTTATCTATATCGAATGCCATGTATTGAGACATGTTAAGAAGTATCTCATTCATAACAACATCCATTTCTTTTTTAATAGAATCTTCTTCATAAGATGCTTCTGCAGATTCCATTTGCTTGTTCAACACTGTCATTATTCTTGACAATCTTTCTTTTTTGTTATTGTATATCCAGTTAACAAAATCGATAACAGCTCTGTCCCTTTCATCTTTATCAGTAATTTTTTTTAATACATCTATTCCTTTTTGAAAAAGCTCTTTTTCCTTTTGTCTTTCGCCATTAACAATATTTGAAAAATCTTCTACATTTACACTTTCAAATCTTCTTTCATATTCATCTGTAATTACTTTAAGTAGATTTTTATATTCGTATTGACCACCACCATCATCATCACCACCAGATCTGTTAACAATTCGTCTGCTTAAATCTTCTTTATTAAGATTAGATACAACTAAAGATGCTTTATCTATTTCTTCATCTAGTGCTGATATAATGTTACTTAATTCATGTATTTTTTTTATGTTATTGATAACGCTTTTTGGTATTTTTACTGCACTATGAACAAAAACAGTAGGTCCCTGGGGATCAAGTATAGCACCATATTTCTCTTTAATTTTTTCTACTATACTACCTTGTGCAGCACCAACTGACATTTCATTTTTATCATCACTCATCCATGTTTTTATCACATCGTCAAGTGCATTGTTAATGTCTTTAATAATATTATCTTTATCTTTTTTTGATAAATTGTCTGTAAAGCCACTTCTTGAAAGTAACTTACCTTTTATTACATCGCCTACCTTCTTTTTTATCTTATCTACATCATCTGTTATGTTTGTGCGTAATTCCAATATCTCTGTTTCAGTTTCTGAAGATTTTGAAATCATTGCATTTATCTTTCCAACTATTTTAGCAATCTTTAGATTATTGTTTAATGCAATAGTTGTATTATTTATTGCATTTTTTACTCCATCCCAAGATGTTGCAATATTATCAAGAGACATTTGTTCTATTTTAAGCTCTGAGAAATATTTTGGATACTCTTTTTGTAGCTCTCCAAGATTTCTTTTCACATCTTTTAATATCGCTACTTTTCTTGCCTCTGATGTTGTTGATTCGTCAAGTACTTTTTTGTTTTGAATAAGAGATTTTATTCTTATTTCATACATCTTCATGACTTTTTTATCTTCTTCCAAATAACTTATAGTGGTTATCTCTATGTCTTTCATTACTTGATCTAAGCTTTCGATAGATTTTTTTGCCGCAGTTGCTTTTTCCACAAAATCCCAAATAACGGCACTAAGAAGAGACAATGCGATACCAACAATTGGAAAAGAAAGTGCAGCTATCTTTCTTGTAGCTGTCATCTGTATGTTCAATAGTGCAGCTGCAGCTGCAGTAGCATTTAATGATTTTTTCATTGCATTTAATGCTATTGTGAATAAACCAATAGCTCCAGCTGTAACTATTACTTTTGATCCAAGACCACTAAACACTGTAATGATTCCGTTTAGTAATCCTTGTAGTTTTATTATGATAGGTATAAATCCTTCTGACATTTTCAATGTGTTTACAACAAGTTCTTGTTTAAGTTTTTTTAACTTAAACTCTGCACCTTCCATTATCTCGTTCAGTGCCTCTTGTGTTGATCCATATGAGTTAGTTATCTGATTGTGAAACGATAAAAACTTTGATGTATCGTTTATACCAGTTGCAAGAGCCTTAAATGCCCTAACGTTTCCAGATATAGCCATAATCTGTCTTTCATTTGCATTTTCAAGTTTTTTCAATAGACCATACAAACCTTCTGCTTTTATTGCTGATGAATCCATTGATATTCCAAGTTCTTTTGCTATTTGTCTAGTTTCTTTAGTTCCACCTCTTGCAAAGTTTGTCATAAGTCTGTTCAATGCAGTCATTGCTTGATCTGTTTTGATTCCCTGATTTGTCATTATTGCAAGAGATGTAGATATATCTTCAAGAGATACACCAAGCAAAGCTCCTGTACTTGCAACATTACCAAAACCCTTTCCAAGATCTTGTATTGTCGTTCTCCCATATTTGACTAACTGGAAAAACATATCAGATGCCCTAGATATGTTATCTACAGATAATCCATAGGCATTCACAACTGATATTAGGAGATCTGTAGCATCTGCTTGTGATGATAGACCAGCAGTTGCCATTTTTGTAGATTCTTCCAATGTTCTTTGACCAGAACTACCAGTAATTTGTGCAGATTGTATTGCATACATTGCCTTACCTAAATCATCTAGTGTTTGACCGTATGTCGCAGATAAATTAAGAATGGTATTTTTAATATTATCAACTGATGCTTTTTCAAACTCATTCATAATTGATTTTAATCTTGCCAGTTCATTGTTAAGTTTTACTGCCTCATTATAGCCACTCTGTAGTTCAGATTTTATCTTATTTACAGTTCCATACGAAAACATTGCAGTAAGAACAAATGTTATTCTGGATGCAAGCTTTTCTAGAGATACATATTCTTTTATTACTTCAAGTACACCTTTTTTGTGTGATTGTTTTGATTGAATTAAGACATTAGCTCTTGCAATATGCTCTTGAGTAATATGTTTTTCTTTTTCAAGTTCAAATGTACTTATATCAAGAGAGTCTAGTTTAAGTTTATACTCTTCATATTCAAGCCTGTACTGTTCTCTTTCCTTGTCGTTTATTGCATGATTTATTTTATACTCATGCTCTTTCATTGCTGTTCTTTTCTGATCATACAGCAATCTATCTTTTCCCATAGCAAACAGATTTGCTTCAATTTCCTCTTCAATCTTTGACTGTCTTACCATGAGTTCTTTTTTTGCAATCAATATCTGAGTAAGGTTTACCTTCATTCCTTCTGATACAAGAACTTGTTGATCTATTGTTGCCATAGCCAACTTTATTTTCTCTTCTCTTTCTATGCCAGAAAGTCTTGCTTGGGCTATTTTTTCCTCTTCGGATATTGATTCTTTTTCTTTTTTCTTTGCCTCTGAGACAACTTTTGATGATACTTTTTTTTCTGTATTAACTGCCTCCTTGTTTTGCAACTTCATCTCAGATCTATACTCTTTTGTCAATGCAATAATTTTTTCTAGATCTGCAATCTCTTGGGACATTGCTTTAATTCTTTCTAAATGATGAGCATCATCTTTATCTATTCCGCTTACTTGTTTAACATCAAGAGATCTGTCTGCTTTTAATTTTTTTATTTTCTCTTGATATTGTTTTAACATAATAGATATAAGTTCATCACTTTTCCCAGAGTACGTTGATGCGACATCTTCCATTGATATACTACTAGTTGCACTTTTTGCAGAATGTAATGCCCTGTTTTTTGCTCTCCTTTGTGCAGATGTTATTTTCTTTGGAATTTCTGCAAATTCAAGCATTGCTTTTCCCATTTCTTCCATTTCTGCATCTGTTAAAAATATCTTTTCTCTCGATGAGAACTTTTTCGATATTTTTCTCAGGTTTTCAAGTGTATTGATAATAGCATCTGTTTCGTTTGTTTGAAATGTAAAACCTTCTAATTTTCTAATGTACTTATCTATAGTTTGATCATTAAAGTTTGCAGGAACATCATAAATCTTTTTTCCTTCCCGCATTGCATTAAACTCACTTTCTGAAACTATATTGTACTTTCTGTTCAACAGTTCTCTATATCTTAATATGTCTTGTTGTTTTGCTACGCCTTCAGTAGTAAAGTTTATTAACTCTTCTTGATTCATTTTGTACGGTTTATTTCTCGTATAGAAATCAATAAGGTCTTTTTCTCTCTCTTTCAAAACATCTGCAACTTGTTTAGCTGATGCTTTATTGTTAATAAACAGTATATCCTTGAACACTTTTGCAAGATCGTCTGAATCAGCTAACACATCTGCTCTTACTCTTGCAGATTGAACATTTTTCATTGCTCCCTGAGCTGCCCTGTTATCACGATCCTCTTTTGCAAGTAATGCTTTTGCTTCTCTCATCTGAGTAAGTGTTTTCTTTATACTGTCTCTCTCTGTAATCAAAAATGCCAATTCTTGTTCATTTTTATTTAACTCTGTTTTTGACCTTTCAGAACCACTAGCTCCAGTAGCTACCTTTTCCAATACCTTAATTTTTTCTAATAGTTCATGTATTCTTTTACCAATCTTTATCTCTTCATCTTTATATGTCATTATCACTTTGTCTCTTACTTGTGGAGACATAGTTTTAAAAACAGTTCCTATCGCATCACCAACTCTACCAGACATTCCTTGAAAGTTTTTTATGTTTCTACTTAATGCAGATCTCATTCTATCATTAAATGAACTGAATACTTCAACATATTCTCTTGTCAATTCATCTATATGAAGTCCTTTGATATTTCCCTCAGATCTAAGTTTACGAATATGCTCTCTTGCTCTTTTGATTGTGAGATAAATGTCTCTTACTTCACTCTCAATAATAACATCATCAGTATTTTTCATCTCTCTATATGCGATTCCTTGCATTTTCTTGAGATTTTTGTCTGTCATTGTTTTTGGAATACTAATAGATGTCTGACTTACAGTGTTAAAGTAATCATATGGAGAACTGTTTTTTGACATTGCTTTTCTAAGTTCTTCATATTTATTCATTTCAAAAAGAAGATTTCTGATATATTCTATTGATTTTTGTATTCCAGATCCAGTGCTTACGTCAAATACAACTTTATTATTCTTTAGATTGCTCAATATAGTTGATACGCCAGCAATTTCTGATAATTTATTAAAATCAAGAGATGATATAGCTGATGCAACTCCCTTAATAGATCTTGCAAGTTCTCCAGATCCTTGAGTTTCCCAGACAATCTTTAATTTATTTTCAGCCATTAGTGCTCCTATTTTTCTATTTTTAGTTTTAGTTTTTTAGCAAGAGATACTATATCCTTAATTTTATCAGAACTATAGTTTCCGCTTATTTGGACACTGTCAAGAACTCTTAAATCATATCTTTTAACAAGATTATTTAATGAGTTGACAAAACCTTCAAGGTTCACATGTTTATGTTTATATGCATATAAAATATTCGATATTCTATGTTCAATTTCTCCCTTCATCCATGTTTGTGCATCTTTAGCTTGCATATTAGCTGTTCTAATTACTGCAAAAACATGTCTATTAAATATCTCAGTAAATATAGTTGTTTTGTATATTGTATTTCTTTTACTGTATTTGGCAAAACTACCAAATGGTTGCAGTCTACCGTTTTTTTTAAATCTTCTCAACATTCTAATATAAATCAAAAATGCAGCTTGAAATGGTTTCATCAACACATCTTTTTCAGGCTTATTAACAAGACTTCCTGTTCTTGAGTTTCTGTTTTTCCATCCAACAGCCACTAATGGTCTATACAATCCAACTTCATCTCTTCTTTTTAACCATCCATAAATAGATCCAAGAGTTGGCAAGTCAGATTTAACATTTATTCCCCTGCTTTCTGCTTTTTCTCCAACATGAACACCATAATCCATAGCTCTGTTATAGTATCCAGCTTCCCTAACAGAACTATATGGAGATCTCATACTAAAAAACATAGTTACTGGATAACGTTTTCTTATATGTATCATTGATATACGTAATCTTTCAATTGTCTTACCAGTAATATATTTTTCTCTTTCTTTGTAAACATCAGTTGCTATTTTAGCGAGAGCAGCAGAGTTTCTCCTGACTACATACCTGTAGACATAGTATTCTCTTTCAACACTATATGCAATTGCATTTACTATTTGAGGAGCAAAAATTCTTTTAAGAAGTGTATTTACCCTACTGTCTTTTCTAACTTTTGTTTGAGCATATTTGAGTGCACTAAAAACATCCATTGCATTATACAATGCTCCCCTGATTATTAAATCTGTTTCGGAAGAGCTATCACCTGGAAAGTTTTTACTCCTAAATGCATCATGATAATGAGATGGATTAAGCCAGTCAAATCCATCAGTACTATATCTCTGAAGTTCTTGTCCTGACTTATCCAAATCATCAATTTGATTTAATAGATTATACAGAGTCTGTTTGCCTATTCTACTAGTTACAAACCTAGTTTTATTGCCAATTTCATTGCTAACTAGTTTTGTCGCTTTCCTTATTATGCTCATTCTCAATGACATCTGACACCTCTATTAAAAGTTCATTCAATACTGTAGATCTATCTATATTTGTAGCTAATGCACAATAGATTTCTCTTTTTTCCTTATCTTTGACGAAACTTGCATTCTTGTATATCGAAGATCTTAAATCGGAACATATTATATCTTCAGACATAATAAGTGCATCACCATAGTCTGTTTTACTTATATCAATTCCGTTTTTTGATAAAAGTACTATTGTTTCTCTTACTAAATCTTCATCTGTTCTTTTTCTTGGACTTCCGCAATCTGTTCTTGATCTTCCATTCCCTGTTGCATCATCTGTAAAACCGCATCTTTTAGCGTTTCGTTCACGATCTTCAATTGATGAATTAAAATCTTTATTACATTTGGAGACTCGATAAAAAAATCTTTCAATATGTCTACCGCCTCTCTCAAGTTTTCAGACCAGTCTTTTCCTTCATCAGCTAATGTAGATATAAGTTCGTTAAACGCAGATGGATCTTCAGATAATCCAACTATGAAAACGGATGCTATTGAATCATAATCTGTTTCATCAATATCTGGAATTGATAGCATGTCAAATGTTTTGATGGCTTTCTTAATTGCTAATACTTTGTAAAGTGTGACTTTCATTTTTACTCCCTTTTTTTGTTATATTAAATCAAGGATAGCGTTTTCCTTGATTATTTTATGCGTTAACTAGAACAGTGGCAGTTGATGCCTTAACTGATCCAAATATTGTATCCGAATACATAATTTTATTCTCAACAACTGTTAATCCAATGATTCTAAGTATTGTATGAATTGCACGTGCAGATATATCTCTTGCCCTGTTTATTCCGATTGACTTTATTGACGTTATTGCAGTTATTGCAATAATTTCTGAATCACAATAACTAGATCCATCTGCAAGTTTTTTTAATACTGATGAATCAATGTCAACAATAACTAATGGAAACGTATCTGATTCTGATATGTTATCAAGCATTGAATATCGTATAGCATATCCTGCACTTATTGCTTTATCTGCTATGCTTGTTTGCAAATTGATTATGTTAATCATTTTGAACCTCTATCAAACATCCAGATCCACATACCTTTATTCCATTAAGTATTGTTTCAACATACTGTACTTTATCGTCTACAACATTAAGGCGTAGTAACGATACAATGTTATTTAACGTATCAACTGTAGACATTCTTGTTTCAGTTAATTTAGGCAAATCTAACAATCTGTCAAATACAGACAATGAAAGTATATGAGATTGTATATTGAAAGACGCATTAGACAAATCTAATATATTTGACTGAACTATATCAACAACAATAAATGGAAATATATCAGATTGATATATTGGTTCTGTCATATTCGATCTAACGTTTGTATATCCTAATGATTCAACGCAATCAATAACGTACAACTGTTTATCTATAATAGTCATTTGTTATACCGTAGCAAATCCAATTGTTCCTACAGATGTTATATCTCCAGACGAATCTCCATCAGTATAAATGCTTGCAAGTCTGATAGCTTCATTTAGATACACTTCTGAGTATTCAGATATTTTTTTAATGTCAATTGGCTTTATTGATCCTTCTCCCCATTGCTCTGCTTGTGTCATAAATGTATCAACATCTACTTTTTTAAGAGCAATAGACAGATAGAACAATATACAATATGATTCTGCAAGTTCCATGTCTTTAAGCATTTTTTCATCATTAGATCCAGATTCCCATTTCCAATCTTCATCTTCTATCTCTGAATACACAACTGGATCATTTTGTAAAAGATAATACTTATGAAACATAACATTGCCAACAATTGACATCATCTTTCTTGCTGAAAGATTCATAACGTCTGGGTTTATTTTCAATATTGCTTCATCAGTTAAGCTACTGATATTTTTTACGTTTTCAACAACTCTTTCTCTGTGTGTCATTATGCACCACTACAAACAATAGTCATAGAATCTTCATTAACTGGAAACTCCCTAGATATTGTAAATGTATTCTTGTTAGAGTTATTTGATTGTATCTCTTTTGATACCTTTACGTTATTATCAACTTTTACAACATATACTATATTTAATGATGGATCATCATTGAATGATGTGACAAGTATTTGTTTCACTCCATCAAGATTAAATGATTTTCCGTTATACTCAAACAGTTTGTATCCATTAATAATCTCAAACGATGGAACATTAATTTCTAATGTTTTTGATGCTATATGATTTGATGAATATATCAATTTTATATCTTCGCCAGGTGATTCTTTAATGAATAAATCATCGTAAGAATATATTACTGGAAATATGTTTTTAAGATAGTGATCTCCATCTGTTATTAGTATTTCACCAGGTTGTAGTGTCTCAGATATCATATCGTTTTGAATGTTTATTGAACCTGTGCCACTATTAAAAATAGAAATACATCCATCATATGCCGAACCATCAAAATCTTCTATATCAATATTTGCTGGATTTGTTAGTTTAATAACATACAAACCAACATCATTTCTATACATAAGCGTATTTCCATCTGTTTCAATAAGAAGTGTTTGTTCATGTATGTTTTTTGCGATATTTTTCATTACTTCATATAAATTAATATTGCTATATGATTCAAATACTTCAGATGAAAAGAATGCCATTATTTTATTTTTTGCTAAAACACTAGTTTGAGTAAACATTTAAGCCTCCATTGCTTAAAGAATTTGTAGGAAATCTTCCGTTAATTCACAATTTTTAGATATAACATATCTTGTCATAGACTGATTATTTGCAACAACTTCTTTTGATTTTTTTACATTATTCAAGTCTAATATCCGATATATTGACGACATGCGTTCCAATGATTCTGGTATCTCAACAATGTAAAGATTATGCGATGGAAATATTCCCATTAAAATCATTATATCTTGACATTCAGCAGCCTCATGAAGTCCATATAAATCAAAACTTACTTCAACAACTTTCTCTCTAACAACTTTTTTCAACATTGATGTTGTTATCTCGTCTCCAAAAGATTCTTTTATAGATAGTTCACCAACATATCCAAAAGAGTTTATATTATCTTTGTATATTACATTTCCACTGTTATCAATACATATAAGATATGGAATCATCGTGTCAATAGATACAACATTAACACCATTCTTTTTAACCATGACAGCTCCAAACGATTCATTAAAAACATAAAAAGCTCTATTTATACATGTAGTTACATCTATGTTCACTCCTGTTGATGCACCTTTTATCCAATATACGTATGGAGTAATAGTGTTATTAGTTAGTGTATATGTACCACTAGTAACGATATTTAGAATATCCTCTGGACTCTTTTGCGATAACAAAAAAGACGACAAACACAATAACTCTTTTTCGCTTTCTGTCAATTCTGTTAAACTACCACTTGCATATGCCATATGTCTTGCTTTGTATAATTTAGTAGTTGCATTAAACATATTATCATTCTCCTTTATGTTTATTGTAAAAAATAAAAAAATAGAAGGGAGGGTTTAACCTCCCATTAAATTAGTTATTATTTGCCTGATTGAATGTGATAGCTGCACCAGGAGCAGACTCAATCTTTGCAGTAATGTTGACCTTATTCATTTGGTTTGCTTGAATTTCAAGAGATGGGAAAATATAAACACCAGACATCTTTACGTTCTCTGTAGCTGCTGGAGTTGAACCAGCTGGAAGAAACATCAAATTGCATGGCAAATTGATAATCGCTTTTAGATCATTGTAGTTTGTTGCAAACTGTGCAGGAGTTGATGGATTACCGATAATAGATATCGCAACTTCTCCGTTTTCTGATATTTGTGCCTCAATACCAGTTGCAAGTTTTTGAGAATCGCCTGGAGATGTTTTCATGCTTGCATCTGCATCTAGCTGACCAAGCTTAACTCCCCAGGGACCTGCAAACGCTCCAGTTGCACAATAAAGATACACATCCCAGAATTTTTTTGATAATACGGTAGTAGCTGTAAATGCCATTTTAGACCATCCTTTTTGCTATATTATGTTTTTCAAGTGTTAATGCTAAACTTTCGTCAACTTCGACAATATCTCCAATCTCAACAATAAAGTTGTTTGGTCTTAACCATCTTTTGACGCATTTCATAAAAACAACTTCAGACAAATCTGTAATAACAGGATTTTCTGAGTTTTCATCTTCTTGATTCGTTGATGAAGGTGCGGAAACACCTTCATCAACAAGATCATTTTCATCGTTTTGAATTTCTTGATCTACTACGTTTTCAATCATGTTATTTCTTATGCCCCAACGGTTAATGTCATTTTAGTTGACGGAGAGCATACGCCATTGAAGAATGCTACTACATAGTATGTTCCGTTTGCCAAACTAGAAAGATTAACGTTCTCTGCTCTTGTTTCAAGCACTGCAAGTCCATAGGAATCAAGGTTTGCTGATGTAGTAGAATAATATATCTCTGAACCAGGAGTATCACAGAAGATATATGAACTTGGATTAGCTGCCTTGCTGATCGCAACTGCACTTGCACTTGATCCAATACGAGTTCCAATAATTTCTTTGCTTGTGGATATGATCAGATCTTCACATTGGAATGTGCATCCAGTGCCCTGAGCAATTGCAAACTTACCTGGATTTCTGATTCCAAAGTTTTGGTACATGTGGTATGTATATTTGTATCCCTCACCACCTGTTTCCAATCTTTCTTCATACTTTCGTACAAAAGAGAAGATGTCTTGAGTTGCAATACGAAACTCTTGAGTTGCAGGTCCAAAAACTATAACACCACCATTGTTCATTGATTTTGCAAACGGTACTATAACTATTGGGAATCCACGATATTCAAGATTGGTAACTCCACCAACGATTCTGTTCTCTCTTGTTTCAGTTGCCATAGGGATGATCTTTCCATCTACGGTAATATGAATTGGAGTTCTTAATGCTTGTGCATAAAGCGATGCATCTGTTCTGCTCATTTGAAATTCGTACATTCCATCATCGACAGAATAATCTTCATTTGACTTGTCAATAAGAATATCCATAATGTTTTGCATATCGAAGTATTCAAACTTGTTTATGGCTCTGTCAAGAAGAATGTTGTCAACTATAAATCCATTGTTTGCAGATACTTGTGCACATGTGATACGAACTCTTACACCCTTCATACTCATAGAATTGAATGAAACAGATACCTTTTTTGCATTTGTGGTAAGAGCTAATGCATTTGAAGATGCGACTACGTTCCCAGCTAAATCAAGAACAATAACAGTTCCAGTTCCAGTTCCACCTGTCATTTTCAAATCTGCAGAAAGAACATATTTAACGTTCTCAATTAACTCAATAACGTTATTGTATGTGCAATTTCCACCTGTCCATGAAGTTCCAGTCCAGTTCAAAACACCACCTGACACAGCTAATGATCCTGCAGATGCAGTGTACAACGCAGCTGTATCAGATCCAAAAATATCACTAAACGGAGTAATGAAACGAATCAATGGGGCATTTACTTTAACTGGAGTTACGAGTTTTCCGTATTTACCAACAAAACGACTTATTCCAGATGGCAATGTTTTGATACCTTTTGATTCTGCAATTTGCAAAGAAAAGGATTTTGCAAGACGATAGAAATCACCACCAGAGAAGTCATTGTTAGTTCCGTTTACGGCAAGTCTTGTCAAATCGTTTGAGATCTCCCTGCTAAAGAACATTTCAAGACGTTGTTCAAAATCTGGATCATAAAGATACTGTCTAATAACTTCAATTGGAAGATCGATCTGTCTTTCAACATGTGGAACATAGATCTCATTACCAAAGATAACGGCATGATTAGCTCTCTTTGCTTTTACAATATCATTTGCTTGTGGATCACTTGCAATACGTTGAGTATCGACAAGTTGTTCTGGAATACCTGTCCACATGTCAATTGGAACGATATTTGTGTTATGAGAAATCTTTGGTATTCTTTCCAAGAACCATGATGTATCGTTAATTAGATATACCTGCTCTCTAGCTGGCAATCCTTGAAAATGTCTGGCTCTTGTAAAATCTGCAAAACCATAATTGGTATCGGTTTCAGCTTTGAAAACAGTTCCATCCATAGATGCTACATCATAACCAGCATTATGAAGCATAGCTGCAGCTAATGGATTTACATAGCTTTTCGAGACAGGTTCTGTGCTTTTTGGAAGAGCATCATTAAGAGCTTTGATAATTTCGGCAATAGTCATTATTCCTCCTACTATACCATTCTTGATTTTTTAGTTACGTTGTCTGTTTTTTCATCTTCTGATCCATTGTTTCTCTCACCATGAGCTTTAACAACAGCATCAACAACTTCTTGAAGTTTCTTTGAGATTGTTTCGTCGATCTTTCCCATAGACTTTGATACATGTTTTTCAATCATGCTTTCAATTGATTCAAGAGTGACCAAATCAGCTGATTTCTTAATACCATCAACAAGATTTTTAATCAATACAATGTCTGCATTTTCGTTTACAGACTTTGCAATCAATTCAATCTTTTCTTTGATTACCGCAATCTCACCATTCAAGGCTTTTACGAGTTCATCCATGTTTTCCTCCACTGGATTTAGTAATGTTTTTATTGTATTGTATATTGTTTCTATTGCGTCATTAAATGACTTTTCTCTTTCGACTTTTGCAGTTCCATACAAAGAATATCCAGTAATTTTTCCTTTCTTTATGTTTTCCCATACATCATCTGATGGAATACTTGCAATAATCCATGTTCCCTTCTTGATCTTTTCTCCATTTATCTCAAAGTCAACAGGTGCCACATAACTTTCTGCTATCTCACCAGCACCATCTTTCATATTATGATTAACATCCATATTCCTGTATTTAATCATAAAATCATCAGCTGCCTTTTCGATTGTTTCTGCATCAGCCCAATCTCCATGTGCATCTACAATGTCAGGAGCATATACTATTCCATAAACCTTTTTCTTGTCTCCATCTTTTGAACAGAGCAATCTAACGTCTATTGAAAAGTCTGGTTCTCCAACATCTTCTTGCTTCATAAGATAAAATGTTCTCATGTTAGCAGCTGAATCAACATATGAAACTTTAGTTACTTGGAGATCTCTCAATCTTCTTTTTTTTCTTGCCATTGTTAAACTCTCCTATCTCCATCAATTGAATCTGGATCTTGATGTAAATTAACACCATCTACTCTACCCTCAGATTTGGAATCCTGTTTGCCACCATTATGTAGCGATCCTTTTGGATTTTCTGGCATTCCATATTCTTCTCTTAACTCAGTTGCAGTTTTTACTGGTTTTCCATCTGCATCGACTATAGTTGAGAGAATCTTATTCACAACTGCTTCATCTTTCTTGTTAGTTGTATCGACAACATTTAATTTAATCTTTGCACTAGTGTTAAACACTTCAGACAATAATATAGACAAGAACATCTCTATCTTATTCTGTTTAGGAGCTATAGATCTTTCTATAAAATCTCTTAAACTTCCTATTGTTTCACTTCCACTAGATAGACCTGATCCTGCAGTTATTCCAAGAAGTTTTGGCGGTATCTGATGAACAGTTGCTATCTCATCTCTGTTATTCTTATAGTGTTCAAGGAAACTAACATCAATTCTAGATGAAACATCGCCAAAATCTATCTTAGAATCTGAATCATTTACTGTTATTATCAACAGTTTATTTGCATTTTCAACACCTTTATGATTATCTCTCATGTGTTTTTGTAGTTGTTTTCTTGTTTCATCAGTAATACTACCTCCAGTAATTGCAAGGTATTTGTTTGGAGTTGCATTATTAGAAAAGAACGATATTCCAAATTGCTTAATATATGAGTTTTCCATCATATGTTCTAATGCAGAAAAGTATGACGGATAACCATAATAGTATGATTTTATGTTATAGTTTTTGAATCCAGCAATGTATCTAACACCATTTTCAAGACTACCTCCAAAATATGGTTCATACTCTATGACAGATCCATCTTGATAAAGACAACAGTACTTTATTACTCTTCCATTTTTATCTATCTTAACATAAACATTCTTTGATGGTATATGGAAGATGCTTACAGAACCAGCTATGCTGACTATCTCAACATATGCCTCATCAAAAACATAGTAGTCATACACAAACGCATCAACTATCTCTTGAAAGCTATTAAATGCGTTATAGTTTGGTCTATCTATTAACGCCTTTACCCTTTTATTACCAAAAACACTTTGTATTCCCTTTTGAGATGTAGCTATTGATTTAATGTCAAGACAAGCTTTATGAGTAGAGTTTGATCTTTCAACAACTTCATGAAACATCTTCTTTATTGGAGGAACTAAACACCCATAGTTTTTGATACTATTTATTGCTTCTGGAGGCATAAAACCACTAACACTTGATATAGATCTTTTCTCTATATCAAAAATGGCAAAACCAAAATCGCTTGATTGATTTTTGATAACAACACTAGAATCGACAGACACAATAGCGTCATTATCCTTTCTCTTAGTTCCCATTATATTACCTCACATTCAACTATTCCATTTCCTTTAAACGTAGAAGCTATACCAGCTAGTACATCTGGAGCATCATCTGACGCATTTTTACCATTTGACAGGTATTTTGTCAAGAACTTTATGAAGAGTGCATAGTAAAAGTTGTGGAATTTTTTCGACAAAAAGATCATAGATGCTTTGATTGTTCCAGAGTTATACTTTATCCTCATTTCCTTGTTCTTTGTTTGTTTTTTTGTCACTATTTGTACAACTCTTTTGATTTCACATGAAAGACTATTTATCACATCTATTTTTGGTTGAATACTTTTCCTTAACTCTACTGCTATTATCCTTCCATCCTTATTTGATTCACAAATATATGTATCTGGGAGATACATTAGTATCTGATTTTCAAGCAATGGCTTATACTTTTCATACGAATCTTGTGTAAAAACAACATCAATAATGTATCCAAAACCATCTTTGAATCCACAAATTACAGAACAAGTATAGTTGCTTCCTTCATCTGCAGGATCAAGATAACCAATAATGTAATCATAATGTTTTGGAAACATCTCCCTATCCATAAACATCAAATCTTCTTTAGGAAATAACTGTCCAAACTTCTCTATTACATTACATTGATACATTGTTTCCCATATAAATGTTTGATTATTTCTTGCAAACTCATCTCTTATTTCCAATAATCTTTCTGTTGGTGCTATTGCTTCACATATACTAACATCGTTTTCATCTAATGCTGGGAATGATATGAAATGCCAACTACCACCTTCATCAACGGTACCTTCAGAATCAATAACCCTATTGATTAAATCAGATCCACTCCACATAGTAGATATTATTATATCTGGACATGTTTCCTTTGTTATTGGATTAGTTTCCTTTCTTGTTTTGTGTGTAGATCCATACCAATCCCATATCTTTTCTGTAGCTAATGGAGATAACGCCTCTTCTATATTCTTTATTGGATCATCAACTATGGCAGCTAAACTTGCACCATATCCAGTTGCAGTTCCACCAGTTCCAAATCCAAAATATGCAAACTGTTTACTTGTATTTAATGCCCATACATCTAACGATTTCTTTGATTTAGATAGCCTAACTCCATTAAAAACCCGTCTAAACAAATCTGTATTGATCATTGATCTTACATCGTATGAAAACTTATTTGCAAGAGTCTCTCCGTATGCATTTCTCATTATACATTCATTACTATATTTACCAAGTCCCCATGCACACAATGCAGATATTGTATAGCTTTTACCAAATCTTGGAGGTACCGATATAGCAAGTTTCTTAATCTTCTTTTCAAATGCAAGTTGACCAAGATTAGCTATCTGTTTTAATATAAACTTATCCTCAATAAAGAATTCTCTATCGTGTTTTTTACAGTATTCCCATGCATTTGATTGTAGCGACGATAGGTCTTCTCTTTCTTTTATTTCCCTATCCAGTATAGCTTTATTTATATCTTCAAGTGTAGCAGAGCTATTCATCTATATCTCCATAATTAATGTCTTTATTGACAACATCATCGCTTATTTCAGTAAATGATTTATCTTCAATTAACATATCGTCTTTACCGTCTATTATCTCATAATCACCTTCAATTATTCTGTTTCTCATTGCAATAAGTTCTGCTGTTGAGTATTCAGACAATGGCTTATCAAGTTTCACCTTATGTTCATGTCTTGAATCAGCTTCTCCAGACAAGAACTCACCTAATCTACACAAAAGATTAAGGTCTCTTACGGATATGTAAAATGTATCATCTTCAAACTTCTTTAATAGTCTTTCAGATCCCTTTTCAAAAAGACTATTTATCTTTTCAAGCTTTTTATTTCTTTCTCTACGTATTTTTGCAATAGCAGATCTTTCTGTTTTGTCAATTTCTTTTGACCAATAGTCTGATCTTTTTGCATGCCAATTTTCACGAATCATAATATCATGAATTGTAGATTTTGGTATTCCATATGTATTCTCAAGATCTCTTACAGATGGCTCTATCCTTGCAGTAATAAATGACACTCTTGCTTCAGATATAGTGTATACATCTATATTGTTTATTTCAATTACATCACTCATGTTAAGCCCCTTATGTTGTCATTTGAAGATACCGAAGTAAAACTAATATACTCTTTCTTTATTTCTTGATGATTGTTTAGTATGTGATAACCAAGTGCTTTCCATAGTGCCTCAGTTGGTTCTTTTTCATTGTGACATTTATATGCTACTATTCTTTGAATCTTTATAGTGTTATTGCAATATGGGCAAACTGCAGACAATACATATTTTACTCTTTTATCATTCATCTTAATCCATCCATCCTTTCATCACTTTTCTTCTTTACATGATCAAATATGAACTCATCGCTTATCACCAAATCGCCTCCAAATTGAGACAGTATAGAGAAAAACTTTGATACTTCATTAACATTTACAGAGTTATGAGATGCATAACATGGGTTTATTACAAAATAACTTTTATCATTTGATCCTGTTATTATCATTAGTATATTCATACTCATAGCATCTATTGTAAACTTTCTATATGTAGGGTATGATATGTCATTCAAATACATTCTCAATGATTCTTTTGATGATATTGGAACAAGATTTGATCCATTCTTTACACAAACCATATTTGTTTTAGGGTGCAGGTTTTTGCACATTAACAAAAAATACTTATTCATCACTGTACTGTCAAATGGATTAGGTATAAATACCGAAATATAGTTCGGAATTGTACCTATTACTCTTTCTGCAATACTGGTATAGCTGTATCTATATGGCATTCCTTTCTTTGGCATATTTAATACCTCCATGTACTAAATAATCCAAAAATAATTTTTGCCCATTTTTTGTCAAGAAGTTTTTTCATTTTTTGCAATAGAATAAAGAACGTGTATAAAGAGAGATAAAATAGACGTGTATACTCTTTGATGAATCCATATTACAA